AAGAAAGAACTCAAAGTAATCGACATGACACTGCGTATGTTTATCGAACCGCAGTTAGAGTTGAACGTTGGCAAACTGGAAGACCACTTGGATACGCTGCAAGAGCAGAAAGAAAAGCTACTTGAAGAGTGCGGCATCGAAAAAGAAGAGCTGATGTCTAACCCGAAGTTTGCTAAAGCACTTGAGTCGCTGGGCGTTACCCCACCAACGAAAACAAGTTTGCGCACAGGTAAAGAAGCCTTTGCGTTTGCCAAGAGTGACGAGGGTTTCAAAGCCCTACAGGAACATGATGATGCGCGAGTACAAGCCCTAGTAGCTGCACGCATAGGTTTGAAGAGCACACTAGAAGAGACACGCACAGAACGCTTCATCGACATAGGTATACGCGGCAAGATGCCCGTACCCATCCGGTACTACGCGGCGCACACAGGTAGATGGGGTGGCGCAGACAAGATAAACCTGCAAAACCTACCATCACGAGGGCCGAATGCAAAGGTACTGAAGTCGTGCATTTGCGCCCCCGAAGGCTACACCTTGATCGAAGCTGACTCTGCGCAGATAGAGGCTCGCGTATTAGCTTGGTTAGCAGGACAAGTTGACCTAGTTCGAGCATTCGAGAACGGCGAAGACGTTTACAAAAAGATGGCGGCTACTATCTACAATAAGAAGGTAGAAGAGATAGACGGTGCGCAACGCTTCATAGGTAAGACCACAATCCTCGGTGCGGGCTACGGCATGGGGGCGGCTAAGTTCCGTGACCAGTTGAAGGGCATGGGCGTCGAAGTAGAAGAAGAGGAATGTAAGCGCATAATACGAGTGTACCGCAGTGCTAACGGGGCGATATCTCAGCTATGGCGTGACGCACAAAATGCACTGATGGGTATGTACCAAGGTGAGCGGTACGGCGTAGGCAAAGACGGCGTGCTAAGAGTGCTACCCGAAGCTAGTGGCATACGTTTGCCGTCGGGGCTAATCATGCGCTACACAGACCTTAAGGCCGAGGATGGTGAGATGGGCGTGCAGTTCTCTTACAAAACACGTCGCGGTAGAGTAAATATCTACGGCGGTAAAGTAATAGAGAACGTATGCCAAGGCATTGCACGTTGTGTCATGTCGGATCAAATGCTAATGATTTCAAAAAGATACCCTATATTACTTACAGTACATGACTCTGTGGTATGCTGTGTTTCAGACAATGAAGTTGGCGAAGCTGCGGCTTATGTTGACGAATGTATGCGACACACTCCCGATTGGGCAAAGGGCCTTCCGGTGCGTGGTGACGTGGAGATCGGAAAAAATTACGGAGAAGTGACGGAATGGGTAAACCCACATGGTCATTTAGCAGCATAAAGACGTTCGACCAATGCGCCAAAAAGTACTACCACACCAAAGTAAGTAAAGACTACAAAGAAGACTTTAACACTGAAGCCATACTGTACGGCAATGAATTCCATGAAGCTGCCGAACATTATGTAAGCGGTGTAGTAGAAGAGCTAGACCCAAGGTTCGACTATGCTAAGGCAGCGTTGGACAAGCTCAAGAACATGAAAGGCGAGAAGCTCTGTGAGTACAAGATGGGGCTGACTGAAAACCTTGAACCCTGCGAATTCTTTGCCAAAGACGTATGGTTTAGGGGCGTTTCCGACCTTACGATATTAGATAAAGAAGCTGGTGTAGCTAAAGTAATAGACTACAAGACCGGTAAGTCTGCGAAGTACGCGGACAAAGGGCAGCTCGAACTGATGGCGCTAGCCACATTCAAGCACTTCCCTGATATAAAAGTAGTGAAGGGCGGCCTGCTTTTCGTAGTGTGCAACGCGTTTGTCAAAGAGACGTACACCATCGAGAACGAGCCTGCGCTGTGGGAAAAATGGCTTGGCGAATACGGCAAGTTAGAGAAAGCGTTTGAGGTAGATACTTGGAACGCTACACCAACAGGGCTTTGCCGCGCATGGTGCGTGGTACTTGAGTGCCCACATAACGGTAAGAGGTGACACGATGCCTTACAAGAACCCGAAAGACAGACCGAAGCAGAAGAACAAACCCGTTGATAGTCCTGAGTTTAAAGCTCGGATGGAACGCCAACGTGCCCGGCGCAAGATGGACAAAGAAGGCAAAGACAAAAACAAAAACGGCAAAGCCGACAAGCGCGAAGGCAAAGATGTTAGCCATAAGAAAGCCCTTAGTAAGGGTGGTAGCAACAAAGACGGCGTTAAAGTAGAGAGCCGCAGCAAGAACCGCGCTCGAAACTATAAAAAGAAAAAGACTACTAAAAAGTAACCGAAAGGTAAGGCTAGATGCAGATAATCGAAAACAAAGGCTTGCTTTTGCGGCTTCGTAATCCCGCAAAAATCACAACGGCCATACCTACAAGCAAGGCAGTAGGTGACAACGAGGTGCTTGTTAAGTGGGGTGTAGACGAAGCCCGAGTGCTTAGGAACTTGAACGTAAAAGACGTACCCTCACCTATTCTGGGTATGTACGATTGGCCCGGACGCTACAAACCCTTCGACCATCAAAAGACCACGGCGTCTTTCCTTACCATGAACCCACGAGCCTTCTGCTTTAACGAACAAGGCACAGGCAAAACAGCTTCTGCTATATGGGCGGCTGACTTTCTAATAAGGCAACGCAAAATAAATCGCGTGCTTATCGTCTGCCCCCTGTCCATCATGGATTCAGCGTGGCGTGCTGATCTGTTTAACTTTGCTATGCACCGTACTGTGGACATAGCGCATGGCGCTAAGAAGAAACGGCAAGAGATTATAAACAGCGACACTGAGTTCGTGATTATCAATTACGACGGTGTAGAAATAGTTAAAGACGACATAGCCAACGGTGGGTTTGACCTAATCATTGTAGACGAAGCAACCCATTACAAGAACGCACAGTCCAAACGTTGGAAGGTGCTAGCTAGCATTATGACTAGCACCACATGGCTATGGATGATGACAGGCACACCTGCCGCACAATCACCGGTTGACGCATACGGGTTAGCCAAACTAGTTAACCCTAAAGGAGTGCCTAGGTTTTTTGGTGCGTTTCGCGAGATAGTCATGTACAAAGTTACGCAGTTCAAGTGGGCGCCTAAGCCGACCGCTACGGACACCGTATATAATGCGTTACAACCTGCAATACGTTTTACTAAAGAACAGTGTCTCGACTTGCCAGATATGACCTACGTCAAACGAGAGGTAGCACTGACCGCACAGCAAAAGAAATTTTACGATCTACTGCGTAAACAGATGATGACTACTGCCGGAGGCGAACAAATTACTGCGGCCAACGCAGCAGTGAACATGAACAAGTTGCTGCAAATATCCTGCGGCGCGGTGTATAGCGATACTGGAGAGACAGTAGAGTTTGACGTTAAGAACCGCTACAAAGTACTGCGTGAGGTAATTGATGAGTCTAGCCAGAAGGTACTTATCTTTGTGCCGTTTAAGCATGTCATAGAGATACTAAAAGAAAAACTCTCTGCTGATGGCGTAACCAATGAAGTAATCAATGGTGACGTAAGCGCGAACAAGCGCACCGCCATCTTCAAACAGTTCCAAGAAACCGACGACCCCCGAGTACTTATCATACAACCGCAAGCTGCTGCGCACGGTGTGACGTTAACTGCGGCAAACACTATTGTATGGTGGGGGCCAACTTCTTCACTCGAAACCTACGCACAGGCTAACGCTCGCGTACACCGCTCGGGGCAGAAGCATCCTTGTACTGTAGTTCAGTTGCAAGGTTCTGCCGTTGAAAAGCGCATGTACAAGATGCTAGACGAGCGGATCAACATTCACACTAAAATGATAGATTTGTACCAAGATATACTTGAACTATAAGCTAAACTACACTATATTAAATAAAACATAACTATAAATGGAGTATGATGACATGACAGACGGTGTTGTGACGGACCTCGACCGCCTCGTTTCTGTGTACGTAAAGATTCGAGATAAGAAGTCAGAGTTAGCGGCCGAATTTAACGAGAAAGAAAAAGAGCTTGACGCCAAACTAGACAAGCTAAAAGCAGTACTACTAGAACATTGTAAAGAGACTGGAGTCGAATCTGTTAAGACTGCTTCTGGTACGTTTTGGCGCACCCAGAGGAAACGTTTCTGGACTAGTGACTGGGAAGCAATGAACCGGTTTATCGTGGATAACGAAGCGGTGGACCTACTAGAGAAACGAATTCACCAAGGCAACATGAAGCAGTTTCTTGAAGAAAACCCTGACGCATTACCGCCGGGGTTAAACGCAGACAGCGAGTATTCTATTACTGTACGGAGGAAAAAATGACTGATGTAGAATCCTATGTCCCCGTCGAAGAGGTTGCTGAGCAACTCTCGGTAAAAGTGAGCACGGTTAGGCAGTGGGTAAATAAGGGCTTTATACCAAAAAGCACTTACATAAAAGTGGGTTACACGTACCGCTTTAATATCCCTGCTGTTATCGAAGCACTTAAGCAAGAAGAGCCAAGCGACACCCAAGAAGAAAAGGGGCAGATTACCCAACAACTAGAACTAGATTTTAATGAGGATGATGATTTATGAGCGAATTAGCTTTGTTTGACAATATGCCAGCGGAGTACAAAGACTTGTTGGCACAACTAGACCCTGACAAAAACGCATCCGGTGGGAGTACAGGCGGGGGTGTTAGCCGTCTTAGTATTCGCGGTGGAGTGTTTCGTAAAGTAGTTAACGGGCAAGAAGTGGGCGAACTCGACGGGCGTTCAATTAATATAGTTATCGTTAAGACTTCGCCTGTATCACGCATGTTCTATGAAGGGCAGTACGTAGCAGGACAGGCAAGTGCTCCGACATGTTGGTCGGGTGACTCCAAAAGTGGTAAGCCTTCGGACGATGTGCCGAGTGAAACACGTCAAGGCGCTACATGCTTTGATTGCCCACAGAACGTCAAAGGCTCCGGCCAAGGACAGTCTCGTGCGTGCCGTTACCAACAACGTGTTGCAGTAATGTTAGCTGATGCTGAAGGTAAACTGCGATCCAATTCGGTGTACCAGCTATCATTACCTGCTACTAGCGTATTCGGTGACGACAAAAAGAAGATGGGTTTGCAGACTTACGCTAAATTAATCGAAGCCCAAGGCGCGCCACTTGCGGCCATTATGACTGAGCTTAAGTTTGATACCGATAGTTCTACACCTAAGTTATTGTTTAAGCCCGTACGAATGTTAGCGCAAGACGAATTAGTAATGGCGTTAGAAGCGCAAAAAGATGAAGCCACTACAAAATTGATTACGCTTTCCGTAAAACCCAAGCAAGATACTAGCGTTCCACAATTAACTAGTGATAAAGTCTCAAGCCCTGTTCCAGAGAAGCCATCGTTGTTTGCCGAAGCGGAAGACGATGAAGAAGAGGTAGCGGAACCCAAGGTCAAAGTGTCCAAGAAAAAGAAAGAGGCACCAGCACCTGACGTTGATTTGGCTTCGTTGTTAGACGAATTCGACGACTAAAAACAAGCGAGTGCCTTCGGGCACCCGTAACTTCCTATGACACTAAAAACAAGCGGGTGCCTTCGGGCACCCGTAACTCCCTATGACACGGACTCGATGATGGACACCAAACAATTCTTAAATACGGTGTTGAG